GCGAAGCCCGCCTTATGACGGACGAAGCCAAGATGTATCAGAAGATCGGCAAGCAGTTCGCCGAGCATGGCACGACCCTTCACGGCGGCCACCGCTACGTTGATCTCAAGGACCGGACCATTCACTCAAACACGGTCGAAGGCGCGTTCTCGATCTTCAAGCGCGGGATGAAGGGCGTCTATCAACATTGCGGCGAACAGCACCTTCACCGGTATCTGGCCGAGTTTGAGTTCCGGTATAATTTCCGCGTCGCCAAGGGCGTCGATGATCGCCAGCGGGCGCGTGAAGCTCTGGCGGGCATCGCCGGCAAGCGACTGACCTACGCAAAGCCTGACCAGCGGGCCTAGGCGGAAGGGGCGTCGGCGCTACAAAGGGTCGCAGCGCTGGCAGACAAAGCGCTCGCGTTATCGTCGCTGACTCACTATGAGAAAGATGGTGGAGCCGGGGGGAGTTGAACCCCATCAAGTAGGCTGCAAATTCTACCGGATCGACCTGATCTCCGGCCCCACATGCCCCGGCCTCACCGCCGGGGCTTTTGCTTTGTGAGGCCCGCGAATTAGGCGGTCCATTTAAACTGGAATTGAGCGGCAATTAGCCTGAAATGGGCCGCTTATTCCCTAGTTTTTGGCTGTCTTCCGGGATTTTTGTGTCCGCGTATTGAGCGGAGGATTGAGCGGAACCAGTCACGCGGAACGCGATTGTCCGGGAAGAACAGCAGGGCCTTTTCGTGGGCAAAATCCTGGGTGGCGTCCGGCCAGCCCCCCAGGATTGCGCGGCAAAACCGCTCCGCGTCAGCAGTCGATAAATCGGCGGTGCGCGGCTCAGCGCGCTGAGGATCGGCAGTTGCCTGCGCCGTTAGGGATGGCGCCGCTTGAACAGGCGGCTCTGGCGCTGAAATAGGACGGCCAGAGAAACTTCTAGGGTCGAATCTAACATCGAAAAACCGGAACGTATGGCTGTATCCCCCATATCCGGATCCATCGCCAAAGAAGACGGTTATGACCGCGAGGCCTCTCTCCCAGAACAACGAATTGCCTTCGTCGCTAAATTCGGCCCACAGCTCACGCGAGATCGGAACGAATGACTCCAAGACAGTCTTACGGGGGTCGGGTTGGCCGGTCCTGGCAACTGGAAGGACCATTCCGCCCCTTAGCTGCTCGATCAGCTCGCGTTTTCGCGTGAGGCCTTCCGCACGATGGCCTTGGCCCTCCAGAACATCGTCCGGAGTAAACCAGCCATTGAATTCGTCTTCAGTCGGCGGCGTCCAGCCCATCCCCGCTCCGGTCGAGGCTCCGGCATGTAAGCGGGGAAGCGCGCCGGAGAGCCGCGCTTATCGGATGCCTCCTATCCCCGCGCACGGGAGTTTGTGCTATGTGGAGCGCATGGACAAGCCCGAACCCACCCAGCTCGACAAGTTCAAGCAGGCCGCGCGCGAGCTTGAATGCGATGACGACGAAGCGCGCTTCCGGGAGAGGGTGGGGAAGATCGTGAAGCAAAAGCCGGCGGAGAAGTCGGAGTGAGCTGGGTCGTCTGGCTATTAGGCGCGATCGTCGTTTCGATCTGGGTCGTTGGTTTCTACATCGAAAAGGCGCTTAGCCACCTGACCGCCGTCACGCAGAGGCCACGCGATGAATTGAATCGCGACCAGATCGCCACAGCCTTGGCGAACCTAAAGGGAGAGGTGTCTGAAATCCGACGCATTCTCGAAAAAGCACACGGACGGAGCGACTAAGTCTAGCGGGTTTGTAAACTACGCAATCGCCACAAATAGGAACGCTCGGGAAGTGTAGCTGATTCGGGCGGCGCGGAGACATCGGGAGCGCGGAATGAAATGGTTCGGTCGCAAGGCCGCTCGGGGTTCCGGGCGGCCTTTTCTGTTGGGAGGGTTCGCATCGCGCTTCGTCGAGGAGCCCTGGCCGCGATCTTATGAGGCGCGGGTGCGCGAGGCCTATCTCGGCAACCCGGTAGCGCAGCGGGCGGTCCGGCTGGTGGCGGAATGCGTGGCCTGGGCGCCGGTTTACGAACTTAGCGAGGTGGCCGGCAAGGAGAAAGGAGGGGCTTCGACAAGCTCAGCCAAGCCGGTGGAGATACTAAATCCGGGTCTCCTCGAGACAGTGACCACGCAGCTGCTGCTGCACGGTAACGCTTTTGTGCGGATCGTCGAGGATGTAGGCGGTGCGCCGACGGAATTGTTCACGCTGCGGCCCGAGCGGGTGACGATCGAGGCGGATGGCAACGGCTGGCCGGTCGCGTATCGGTATAAGGTCGGTGAGAGCGTGAGCCGGATCGCGGCGAGGGACGGGCTCGGGCGGCCCGGCCTGGTGCATCTCAAGGCAGCGCATCCGCTCGACGACCATTATGGCCTGGGGTGCCTGGGCGCGGCGGCCGGCGCTGTGGCGGCGCACAATGCGGCGGCGAAATGGAATGCGAGCCTGCTCGCCAATGCGGCGCGTCCGAGCGGGGCCTTGATCTACGAGCCGGGCGACGGCGCGGCATTGGCGGCGGAGCAATATGAGCGGCTGAAGGCCGAGATGGCCGCGCAATTCAGCGGGGCCGACAATGCGGGACGGCCACTGCTGCTGGAGGGTGGCTTGAAATGGCAGGCGCTGAGCCTGTCGCCGGCCGACATGGATTTCGTCGCGCTGAAGGCGGCGGCGGCGCGCGACATCGCCTTGGCCTTCGGCGTGCCGCCGATGCTGCTCGGGCTGCCCGGCGACAGCACCTACGCCAATTACAAGGAAGCGAACCGGGCATTGTGGCGGCTCACCGTGCTGCCGATGGCGGAGCGTATCCTGCGCGGCATTGGCGATGCGCTGGCGGTCTGGTCGCCGGGATTGAGGTTCGCTGTGGACGTCGATCAGGTGAGCGCGCTGAGCCTCGATCGCGAACGGCTGTGGCGGCAGGTGAATGCGGCGAAATTCCTCAGCGACGGCGAGAAGCGCGAGATGCTGGGTTTCGCGAGTGATGGGCTATCCGAGAGGGAGAAGAAGGTGGATCCCGGATCAAGTCCGGGATGATGTTTGGGGCCGGGATGACGTTTGGGGACAGGGTGACGGTTGGCCCCCGGATGACGGCCTGTGGCGGCGGTCAGTTGGGCAGCGGCTCGCAGACCGCGGCGGACTGATTCCATTCGCCGCGGCCGGCGCTGCAGCGATCGATCTTCCATTCGCGCCAGATCCACCAGCCGCCAAGCGCGACGATCAAAGCAAGAATGATCAGCAGCACCGTCCGGGTCATCGGGCGACACTATAAGGATCGGATCAAATGACCAGTCAGAACGCGTCGATGCTGGCGCTGCTTGTCGGGCAGGCGGAGGCGGCAGGCGCGGACCTGGCGACCTTGCGCGCGCTGATCGAGGAGGCGAGCGGGGCCGGCGCCGAGCGGGCGCTGGCGGCGCTTGGCCTCAGGGACGAAGGCGCGCGGCGCGACATGGATGAATTGCGCGAGCTGCTGCGGGCGTGGCGCGATGCGAAGAAATCGGCTTTGTCCGCAGTGGCGACCTGGGCGACGCGGATCGTGCTCGCGGCTCTGGTCGCCGGGATCGCTGTCAAGGTCGGCCTGCTCGAGATGATCCGCTGATGCGCTTTGCAGGCTATGCGGCAGTGTTCGACCGGCCCGACCGGGGCGGCGATGTGGTGCGGGCGGGTGCCTTTGCGGGCGGCCTGACGCGGCCGGACGAGGTGCCTTTGCTCTGGCAGCACGATCCGGCGCTGCCGATCGGGCGGGTGGTTTATCTGAAGGAGGATAGGCGCGGGCTGCGGGTGATCGGGCGGCTGTCGGGCGGCGCGACCGGGCGCGAGGCGGCGGCTCTATTGAAGGACGGCGCGGTGCGGGGGTTGAGCTTCGGCTATCGCGTCCGCGCCGCGTCGGGCGAGGGACCGCGCGAACTGACCGCGCTGGAGCTGGTCGAGGTGAGTTTGGTGTCGATGCCGATGCAGCCGAAGGCGCGGGTGCATGCGGTTGAGAATGATCTCGACGGCTGAGCCCCCTCACCCTAACCCTCTCCCCGCCGGGGAGAGGGAATGATGACCAAGCTCAAGCGCAAAGCTTATGAGGAACTGCTCGCGCCGATCCACGAGGAGCTGGTCGAGATGGCGTGGTGGGCGCAGTCGACAGGCGCGCGCATATTGGTGCTGTTCGAAGGGCGGGACACGGCAGGGAAGGGCGGTGCGATCGACGTGATCGCCGGGCCGCTCAATCCGCGGCAGTGTCGGGTTGTGGCGCTGTCGAAACCGAGCGAGCGCGAGAAGGGCCAATGGTATTTTCAGCGCTATGCGGCGCATCTGCCGGCGGCGGGCGAGATCGTCCTGTTCGACCGCAGCTGGTACAATCGGGCCGGGGTCGAGCGGGTGATGGGCTTTTGCTCGCCGGCCGAGGCGAATGATTTTCTGGCCGCCGTGCCGGGTTTCGAGAAGGCGCTCGTCGATGACGATATCTTGCTCTTCAAATATTGGCTGACCTGCGATCAAGCCAAGCAGGAGGAGCGCTTCGCCGAGCGGCTGGAAGATCCGCTCAAGCGCTGGAAATTGTCGCCGATCGACCTCGCGGCACGGGGAAAATATGGCGACTATACCAAAGCGCGCGAGGCGATGCTGAAGGCGACACACACGAATTTCGCGCCCTGGACCCTGGTCGATTTCAACGACCAGAAGCGGGGAAGGCTGACCTTGGTGCGCGACCTGCTCGATCGGCTGCCGGACAAGAAGATGCCGGCGGCGGTGGTGGATTTCCCGCCGCTTAAGGGGCCGGCGAAGAAGGAGAGGTTTGGGGTGCTGCAGCCGATTGCGGGCTTTCCGATCGGCTAGCCGGAGTCGCCGCGGGACGTCGGCTAAGAGAGGCAAAGAGAAGCTGGATCCGGATCAAGTCCGGGATGACGCGTTGTGTGGCCCTCGCCGGTTTGGCGGGGGCTTTTTTATTCATGCGAGGAGAGACGGAGATGCTGGAAGTGAAGGCGGATGCTTTGGTTGAATCGTTTGAGGCGATCGAGCGGGAGGATGAGGATGTCGCGGCGTTGCGCGAAGAAGTGGCAGGGTTGAAGGCGGCGGTTGCGGCGCACGCCGTGGCGGCGGCGCGGCCGGCATTGTCCGGCGCGAAGTCGGACAGCTCGCCGTTCGTCGAACGCTATCTGCGCAAGGGGCTGGAGGCCGGGGTCGAGCTGAAGGCGTTCAGCGGCGCGACGGACGCGGCGGGCGGCTATGCGGTACCGGAAGAGCTGGACGAGCGGATCGACAAGACGCTGACCGCGATCTCGCCGATCCGGGCCATCGCCAATGTCGTGAAGGTCGGCAGCGCCGGCTATCGCAAGCTGGTGACGTCGGGCGGGACGCCGTCGGGCTGGGTGGCAGAGACGGCGGCGCGGCCGGAGACGAGCACGCCCGACTTCATGGAGATCGCGCCGCCTTTCGGCGAGCTTTACGCCAATCCGGCGGCGAGCCAGGCGATGCTCGACGACGCCGCCTTCGACGTCGAGGCCTGGCTGGCGAGCGAGATCGCGACGGAGTTCGCGCGGGCGGAAGGGGCGGCCTTCGTTTCCGGCAACGGGACGAGCCGGCCGAAGGGTTTTCTCGCCCACCCCAATGCGACGACAGCCGACGGCGTTCGCGCGTTCGGAACGCTGCAATATCTGGCGACGGGCGTCGCCGGCGGCTTTCCGGCGAGCAATCCCCAGGACAAGCTGATCGACCTCGTCCAGGCGCTGCGTTCGCCTTACCGGCAGGGCGCGGTCTTCGTCATGAACTCGGCGACCGCCTCGGCGATCCGCAAGTTCAAGACCGACGACGGCGCCTTCCTGTGGCAGGCGGGCCTGGTGGCGGGGCAGCCGGACAGCCTGCTCGGCTATCCGGTGGTCGAAGTGGAGGACATGCCCGACGTTGCCGCCAATGCGCTGGCGATCGCCTTCGGCAATTTCCGCGCCGGCTACCTGATCGCCGAGCGGAGCGAGACGCAGATCCTGCGCGATCCATTCACCAACAAGCCCTTCGTGCATTTCTACGCGACCAAGCGGGTCGGCGGGCAGGTGATGAACTCCGAAGCGATCAAGCTGCTGAAGTTCGCGGCTTAGGGAGAACTCCCCTCCCGGCAAGGGAGGGGCAGGGGGCGGGTAGCGCCGACAGGCGCTTCCTGCCTCTTCTCGCAGGCTCGCTTGCGCTCGCACCCACCCCTAGCCCCTCCCTTGCAGGGAGGGGGATTTTCCATCGGGAACCAACATGAATCTTTTCTTCGCGGACCTGGTTCGGGAGGCGTGCTGGGGTGTGGGCGCCGGCGACCTGCCGCTCGGCGGGGCGTTGCGCGGGCATCGGCGGTTCGCCGACGCCGTGCCGCCGGGCGCACGCTTTCCCTATGTCATCCTGTCGCTCAGCCATCCCGGCGAGTGGGAGGCGGGCGAGGGTGAGATCGGCAGCGGCGACAGCCTGGTGCGCATGCCGGCGGCGTCGTCGAACGGCGGCGCGGCGGTGGCTTTCTCGGCCGGGCTCAAGACAGTGGCGCTCGCCCTCCATGCCGTCTTGCTGGACGAGCAGGCCGACGCGCTCGCCAGTAAGGCGGAGGCCGCGCACGACCATGACGCCGCATACCAACCGCTCGACGCCGATTTGTCGGCCATTTCGGGCCTGACAACGACGGCGTTCGGGCGTGGTCAGTTGAGCTTGAGCGGGGCGGCGGCGCTGCGCGATCATGCGGGCCTCGGCACGCTGGCCACGCAGCAAGCCAATGCGGTCGCGATCAGCGGCGGCACGGTGCACGGCATAACGGCCCTGACTGTTGCCGGGGACATTTTGAACACGGTCGGCTCGGGCGGAACGTTGATTCTGTTCGAGAGCGACGGCGCGCGCATCAACCGCCTGATCGCCGGCGCGGACGAGGCCGGAGCCTATCTGCAATCCAGCTACAGCTCGGGCGGGACCGGCGACCTGCGCATCCGCTGCACGGGCACCACCGTGGCGACCTTCCTCACCGGCGGCGGCATGAACCTGAACGGCGCGCTCACGATCAGCACGCCGCTGGCGCTGGCGAGCGGCGGCACCGGCGCTTCTTCGGAGGCTGCGGCGCGCAGCAATCTCGGACTTGGAACGATGGCGACGCAAGCCAGCGCTTCCTATGCGCTGCTCGCCTCACCATCGTTTACCGGCGCGCCGACGCATTCCGGAATCGAGATCGGCTGGCGCGATCTACCGCGAGTCACGGCCGGGCTCGAGCGCGGCAAGGTGCTGGCGGCCGGCGCGGATGTCACCGTTCCGGCGGGCGGAGCGGTGGGCGCGGCCTACCGCATCTATAATGATAGCGGCGCAGCGATCATGCTGACGCCGGGCAGTGGTTTGACCTTGCACCTGGCCGGCTCTTCGGCGGTCGGCGCGCGAACGCTGGCCGAGCGCGGCTTCGCGACGATCTGGTTCAATGCGGCCGACGAGGCGGTCGCCTCCGGAGCGGGCGTGTCATGATGGACGGACAGGCGATCGGCGCGCTCGCAACTGCGGACGTCTTGCCGCGTGCCTTGCCGAGCGAGGCGATCGGGCCGCGCGCGGCGGGAACGCGCGCCCCGGAAAGCCACTCCGAAAACGCGGAGCCACGGACGGGCAAGGGTGGCGACGCCCAGCGCGTGGCGCACGCGACGCGGCCGTGAACAGGGAAGGCGGACAGGGATGAACTTCTATCTCAAGGATCCGGATGCCAGGGTCGACTATGCCCTCGACTGGCGCGGCTATCTCGACGGACAGATCGTCGCGTCGAGCGCATGGAGTGTGAGTCCCGACGAAGCGGGCGGGATCGCGATCGAAGCCGAGAGCTTCGACCTGGAGCGCGCGGCGGTGACGCTGAGTGGCGGCATTGCGGGTCAGGCTTATGCGGTGGCCAATCGCGTGACCTTGTCGGACGGCGCCATCGACGAGCGCGCGCTGACGATCCGCGTGGAGGAAAGATGATGGGCGCTGTTCGAATGGCGCCGGCATCGGCGCTCCCTGTCAGTCTCGCCGAGATCAAGGCCTATGCGCGCATTTCGACCAGCGACGAGGAAGCCCTGCTGGCGGCGATGATGCGGGCTGCGACCGATCTGTGCGAGCGGTTTACTGGTCGCCTGCTGATCGCGCGGGCCGTCGAGGAAGCGCTGCCGGCGGTACGAACATGGACGCGGTTGGCGATGGGACCGGTGCGGTCGATCGGCGGCGTCGCCGCGCTTGACCGCGGTGGAAATGCGACGCCGCTTCCGAGCGATGCTTTTGCGATCGACGTGGACGCGGCGGGCGATGGCTGGGTGCGGCTTAGCGCGCCCGGCGAAGCGAAGCGCGTACGAGTCAGCTACGTCGCCGGTCTGGGGGAGGATGGCAATGCCGTGCCTGAGGCGCTTCGCCAGGGAATATTGTGCCTGGCTGCACATCTCCACGCGCGGGCGGGAAATGACATTGGCGACTCGCCGCCCGCGGCGGTGACCGCCTTGTGGCGGCCGTGGCGCCGCCTCAGCCTAGGTGGAGGAGTGGCCGCATGTTCGAGCTGCTGATCGCGCGGCTCGGGCGGCGTGCGGATGCTGTCGCGGCGGCGCGGCTCGGTGCCATGGCGGCGCGCGCCCAAGCGGAGCCGCCCGAGGGTGTCTCGGTGCGGCAGGGCGGCGGTGTCGTGATCCTCACCGGGCCGGCATTACGCACGCGCCTGGCGACTGATGCCGAGTTGCGCGCCTGGGTGCGGGGGTGGGCGCGATGAGCGCAAGCGCGGCGCTAATGGCGGCGGCGCAGGCCGCGCTGAGTGGAATCGCGGGCCTCAATGGCGGCTATGACGGGCCACCGCTGACCGCCAGCCTGCCTTATGCGACGGTCGAAACGGGGCCGGAGAGCGACTGGAGCTGGAAAGGCGGCGGCGGTCGCGAGCTGCGCCTGGCGGCGGCGATCCGAGACGCGGGCGAGCGCCCGGACCGATTGCGGAATTTAATGGATGCGGTCGAAACAGCATTGGCCGGGATCGATGGCGAGATCGGTGAATGGTGGGTCGTGAGCTGTATCTTCGCGCGTGCCCGCCTGGCGAAGGCCGGGCGCGAATGGGCGGGGCTGGTGGAGTTCCGCGCGCGCATGGTGCGGGCGTGAGGGCCGCGCCTAGCGTGGTGTGATCGCCATTTCGAATCGCTCGCTATAATTGACGCGGGCGTCTTCGACTTCGAGACTGGCCGATTGCTCGGCGCCGGCTCGGGTCGAGCGCATCGCCATGTCGCGGCGGATCACCGCCTCGCGAAATGCGGTCTGCTCCGCGGCGCAGGCCTGCGGGTACTCCGCGGTGAACTGTTCCTGCGTCTTGCGCGCCGAGACGCTGCTTTCGACGAACTGATTGAGGCAACGCGTGAAGGTTTCGCGGGCGGCGCGGGTCGTGTCCGCCTGCATGACCATCGCCATTGCCAGCAAAGATGAAAGCATACCCCTCTCCATCCTTGGCTTTTGTTAACAAAGGGAGATTGCGCCATGGCGGCGGAAAAAGGAAGCGCATTTCTGTTGAAGGTGGGCAACGGCGCAACGCCGCCCACATATGCGACGATCGCCGGCATGCGGACGACGCAGATGAGCGTCAACGGCGAGGCGGTGAACGTCACGAACAAGGATTCGGGCGGCTGGCGCGACCTCCTTTCGGGAGCCGGTGTGCGTTCGGTCTCGGTGGCCGCGGCCGGGATTTTCACCGGCTCGGTCGCGGAAGCGCGGATCAAGGCGAATGCGCTCGGCGGCACGCTCGACGATTACGAGCTGAGCTTCGAAAGCGGCGAGCGAATGCGCGGGCGCTTCCTCGTCGCCCGGCTCGATTATTCGGGCGATCATAATGGCGAGCGAACCTATGCGCTGAACCTGGAAAGCTCGGGCGCGGTGGCGGCGGTATGACCCGGCCGGGAAACTCCGCCCGGGGCGAGGCGACTTTGCAGGTGGCGGGCGAGGCGGTGCTGCTTCGCCCGTCATTCGAGGCGCTGGTGGCCGCGGAGCAGGAACTGGGGCCACTCTTTGCTCTGGTTGAGCGGGCGGCAGAGGGGCGGCTCGGGCTGGCCGAAATGGTCGCCTTGTTCTGGCATTGCGCCGGGGGAGCGACCCCGCGGGAGCGGCTGGGCGCCGCGATCATGGAGGGCGGACTGACGAAGGCCACGCCAGTGCTGCGGATCCTGCTCACGCAGATCCTGCAGGGGCGGTGAGTGGTCGGACGTAAAGTATGCGCTTTACCGATTCCGCGGCGATGCTCGCCGGGCTCGCGGGGGCGTGTCTGGGCTGGTCGCCTGACGATTTCTGGAGGGCGACGCCGGCGGAGCTTGCGAGCGTACTGGGCGCGCTTGCCGGAGGGAGCGGCGGCACGGCGTCAGCGGACGATCTGACGCGATTGATGGGGATGTTTCCGGATGGATGAGGAAATCGAGCGGCTGGTGGTCAGCGTGCGCGCGGACACGAGCGCCTTCGCCCAGGATGTGAAGGCAATGCGCGGGGAGCTGGACGGCGGTCTGGTCGAAGGTGCCAAACGCGCCGGGCGGGATGTGGAGAATGCGCTGGTGCGGGCGCTCCGCACCGGGCGGCTGGGCTTCGAGGAGCTGCGGCGCACCGCGCTGGCGGCGATGGCGGAGATCGCCAACGTCTCGATCCGCGACGGGCTGGGCGCTTTGCTTGGCGGCGGCGGCAAAGCGGGGTCGATCGGAACCCTGCTGGCCGGACTGCTCGGTGCGTCGGGGCGGGCGATCGGCGGACCTGTGGCGCCGGGCCGGCCCTATTGGGTGGGCGAGCGCGGGCCCGAATTGTTCGTGCCGACGGCCAGCGGGCGGGTGGAGCCGGCTGCGAGCGCAGGGCAGGGGCGGAATGTCAGCGTGACGATCAACCTCAACGCGCCGGCGGGAAGCGAGGCGCGGGCGCTACAGCAGTCGGGACGGCAAGTTGCGCGGGCGGTGAAGGCGGCGCTGATGCGGGTGGAGGATTAGCTCAGGCTTCTCCCTCGCCTCGATACATGTGGATCGTGCCCCAGATAGTGCGCTTGCCGGGTTCGATCGCCTTGAAGTTGTCGGCGAGATGCTCGTCGAACTCCTCGATGTCGTCGAGATCGTAGACCTCCTGAAGATCTGCGATGTCGACGAGCCGCGGCCAAGAGAGGCCAGATCTTCTGATACAAGCTGGATGACCAGGTCTTCGGTGGGGCTCACGAAGCCCATCCAGCCGCAGGCGCCTTGCATCTCCTGCGCGAGAATGTCCGTCCAAGCGGGCGTGCGCTCGAAGGTAACGAGGCCGATCCAGTTTTTGCCGCCCATTAGCGACTCTTCGAGATTCCCGTTTGCAGCGTCAACATGGAGAATTCGATGCCCCATTGGCTCACGCCGGTTGGCGCGGCGAAGACTCATGGCTGGGTGAAACGCTTCGACGCGCGATACTGGAGTGTCGATTTTCCGCGGCCGATGATGGCTTCGGTTTGCACGACGGAGCCGGGCAGCCTGCGCGTGGATGCGGTTTTCTATCGGGCGGACGATCTCGCCGGGCTGATCTGGGAGGCGGCGGATCGGTGGGACCATCCGCTGCTGCGTTATGAGACTAGCCGGGACTTCCG